AAACACAAGGCGACTTGCAGGCGTGCCGTTTGTGACACCATCTGCAATGCTAGAAGTGTACGTTAAAGCGTACGCTGTGTTTATGGCTGCTGCTGTCTGATCTGTCGTGACTGCGCCAGCGTACTGACCGTCTTCTAAAACAATTTGTACGAACACGCCATCTTTTGAAACTACAGGATATTTATTTTCACGATCCCACAGAATAACGCCATCCTCAGAGGGATTATCGTCTGCGGTCTTGAACCCTAGCTTTGCAAGATTTCCCTGCAGGTAGGCAGAAAGCTGACGCCCCCACTGACGTAGATCAGGTCCAATAGGTGGTAGGGTGGGGCTTGGCACTAGCGTCTACCCCCTGCAGTTGCGTCAATCCGCATATTACCTACCTTCCACTGAGTGGCCTTTTGGCCCTCTACGCGCATACGAAGTTGACGACCTGAGAAGCGAACGCTTGTTGGATTTGTAGGTGTAAATGGCCCGTGAGTAGTTTCAGTCGCGTTGGGATAAAAGCGCGTCTTGAATGTTACGTCTACATCACCCTGCGTAAGCTCATCAGGTATCAACTTCGTAACCTTTGCAATCTGATCTCCAGTACCAATGCTGATTGGCCCTGTCTCAGCGAAGGTTGTTTCGCTGTCAAAGTTGTAGCCAACCTCATGGTCATAAATATCACTATCTGCGTCATGCCCCGCCATAAGGGGATACTGGAATACGCCACGGTCAACACCTGCAGTACGAGAGAGGCTACCTATTAACCAATGGTTTTCTTTATAATCAAGCGCGACATAGCGATCTATCTCTGTGCTTTCCGCTGAAGGGTAAAACCACCAAATCTCACCATACTGACCATTAGCAAAGGACCAAACCTTTGATTTTTGGTCATAGTTGAAGTCATTGAACACATAGTCGTGAACATCGCACGGTATCTCTGAGACTGCGTTCCCGTCAAATCTAAAGAAGCCACGCTGGCCCATCCAGAAAACACCTATGTCTACGTCAGATGCAGATTTGCGTGAAATTGCACCGCAAGATGTGCCGACACGCTCAAAACCATAAACGTAGGGCGGGCCAAGGTAACGTGCCGTATGCGCGTCTGTATCTGTGATAATCAAAGTTTGCCCGCGTGTGCGGATGCCCTGCATGATTTGACCGTTGGTTTGCAGCTCAATATCGCCAGCCTCATTCGTGGCTAATGGTGTCCAGTCTGTGTTGTCCTCTCTAGCGCACCACTGCACCTTGCGAGGATTGCCGCCAGCGCCAAGAGCAAAGATAAACCGCTCTTCGGTTACGACTACTCCAGAGTTGTTTTTAGGGGCTGCGCCAAGCAGAAGAGCCTCATCTTCTGAGTATATTGTGTAATAAAAACGGAATATTTCATTTGTTGCAACATTGGCCGTTACCTGAACCATTAACGTGCCGTCATCAGCAGCAACAAACTCATAGCTATCATCTGCATCAAACCCATTCCCATATGTAACGGTGTTTGATCTCGTAACGTTACTGATCGTGTCGTATGATATAGAGTACAGTATAGTGTAATTTGTACTTGTGTTTGTGCCATTTATGACATGCTCGCCATTGTACGTCATGCCTTTCTTAATAGGCATGCTGTAAAAACGATGTAGCGCAGTAGTGTTTCCCGCCGCCTGACCTTCTACCTCACCGCCACTTGGGTAAGCGCTAGTTGCCGTGCTGGCGGGAAATGTTGTGTCAGTCCAAAACAATGAGCCGCCTAATGTTTCGCCTGTGCTGGCGCTTGGAAGTATAGTCAGCGTATTTGTTGTCTGCAAATCCCACTGTAATATTCTTCCATCGTCAGAGTGACATGCGATGAGATACTCACCCCAGTTGTCCATTGACCAAGTTGTGGCGTCAAGTGGCACGGTATTCTGCGATAACTGTCTAGGCTGACCGTAATACCCATAACCATACTGCTGACCACCATAACCAAGGTTAGCAGCAGCGCTTTCACGACCTGCTGCAAGGTTTCCAATAGTGATGTCTGTTAAGGTTCCACCGCCCGTCATCACCAAAAGCGCATCATGTGAGCCGCCAGCTAAATATGAGCTGCCATTATTGGTTTCCCATGCATGCATGCCGCGAATAGGGTTTGTGCAAAATGAAGTCTTGCGCTCTCGCCAGCCACCAATCGGACGCAGTGAGTTATCACGCCAGCGTACTAGCGATCCATCGCGCCAGCGCCCTGCTTGCTCTAAATCTGTGCCGTTACGATAAAATCCGCGGGTATGTCTAGCGGTACTAATGTCATGCCGTTGATCCATAAACTGTGCCGTTATTGGTATATGTAGCGATGGCAGTACCAGAAATAGCTGCGCCGCCTGCACCACCAGAGTTTCCGCCCGCTGCGCCCCAGCCACCACCGCCACCGCCATATGTGCCGTTGCTACCTGCGTTTCCGTTAGAGCCACCAGTGCCGCCATCACCGACACCACCGAATGCGCCTTGACCGTATGATGTGCTGACAGTCAATACACGGCCACCGCCGCCTGACGCGCCATAACCTGCAAACCCATCATCCCGTGGTTCTGCACCAGCACCACCGCCACCTGCTCCACCACCCAAGCCTGCGCCATCGTATGAACCACCTGAGTATGCCCCTTGTTCACCGTTAGTACCATTTTGACCAACGGCACCGCCCACGCCTGCTGCATAAGTTTTGTATGGACTTTCGCGATAGCCGCTGACGCCATTACCGCCGCCTGCACCACCGCCGCCACGGCCTCCTCCGCCACCACCGCCACCTGCTATAAACGCACCAGAAGCGTTGGTTAGAATTACACCAGTTGCATTGTTTACAAGCGCTGGGCCACCCGCCTGACCTGCGTTGCCGCCGCGACCAATAATGTAGCCGTTGTTTGTGATTGTCACCAAGTCATTCATGCTGCTGGGTATGGTTAAACCACCAACAGACGTATTGTCTGACCAGATATAAACGCCACTATCAATCGTAACAGAAACCCTGCTAGACCCATCCCAACCCTGAGCTGTAAGGTAAGTGCTTAAATCTAGCTCCTGCTGGCTTGTAGTAATTGTAAATTCAAAGGTGCTAGCCGTAGCGAAACCAAAGCCCCTAGCTGACATTCCTCCAAAAGTTGATAGTGCTGGCATTATGCAAAATCCGTCAAACTCGCTAGAACCGTAAAGGTAGCTGATCCTGTCTTAATTATAACAAATGTATATACATCTACCCCACTTGCGTTACCACTGTCTGGTGCAGAGCCACCTTGCCACTTAGGTGTAACTGCAGAGCCATCAATCTGGTATGTGCTTAGGTAGTAAGCTGTAGAGCCCTGCGTCATGGCGATGCTTACAGTGATGCTTTCTCCAATGGCAAGCATTGTGTCCAGCGTTGTGCTGCTATCTCCGCGAAAGTTGATTGTGCGGTCTGCGGTTTGGTCTGCTGTATAAAACTCTATCGCTTGAGTTTGGCAGTCAAAGTTAATTGTTTCAGATGTAGTAGTCTGAAGCGTAACCTTTTCCACAACCTCTTCTATTTTTGTGGTGCCATTTAAATCTGCGTCTGTGTTGATGTAGGTTGCCACATCAGTCATTGCAACTTGCACCATCGTGCCATCGTCGTTCACAACTACGCGATCTGCATCGACAAGAGTTGTTGCTGTTGCGGATGTGCTTCCGTCAACAATATTTATTTCTGCAGTCGTTACTGTCGCACCATCCAGCTTACTAAGCTCTGCCGCTGACGCTGTGACAAAAGTATCGTTTATTTTAAACGCGCTAAAGTTAGGTGATATTGTTGTTTTATTTGGACCGTCATTGTTTAGGGTGTCCTCTAGCTTTGCAATGTTTGTATTGAGCAAGTCGCCCCATTGATCCGCGTTACCGCCAACTACTGGTTGTGTGAGTGATATAGCCATGTTTCAATCCTTTGTTAGCTGCACAATACCACGCTACGCAGCATCCGTCCATGTTTCCGAACCAACAGACTGTTCTGTCCAAATGTCTGAAATGTCTGCCTGCTCTGTCCAAGTCTCTCCATCTACAACAGGCTCCAACCAACCGCGCACGATAATGTCCTTACCTGCATAAATATATGACCCTGCATTTGCAGCTATATTCATGTTCTTGGTAAAGTTGAAGTTTTGTCCCGTTGTGGTGTAAGAGCCACTTGCGACAATCATTTTAACGCCAACAGAGAACGCCGCATCTGCGCCTGTCAATGCAAACGAACCTGACGCTAAGTCAACACTCATCGCTATGACTGTGCCGATGTCATTGCCAGTTAAAGCAAACGATCCAGCGTCAAAACTTTCAGAAATATCAACGTCTATTTCTTGGCCAGTTACTGTGAACGTACCGCTGTCTGCGCCTATGTTGTATGCGGCAAACAATCCGACATCTTGACCAGTAAGCGTAAACGATCCCGCCGTGACAACTTCGCTGATGTCTACGTCGATTTCTTGACCTGTGACGGTGAATGTACCTGCATTTGCCAGAATACTGACATGCACAATATACGTCTGGTCTTGCCCTGTGACAGTGTAAGAACCCTGATTGACCGCAAACGCATATCCGCGTGTTGAGCCTGCGTCCTGCCCAGTAAGCGCAAACGTGCCAGCATCAGCCGACACATTCATTGCTTTTGTTAGATCAACCGCGCGACCATCTAGCGTGAATACACCTGTCGGTGCTACGTCTGTAATTAGCTTGCCTGCGCCCTGATAGCTTACCGCATAGCTGCCCGCGTCTACTTCGAACGTCAGACCCTGTAGGGCGCTTGTTGCGCCTAGCGGGGTTGCTGCTATGGGGGTAAAGCCAAGCATGTACTATATCCTATTCAGGTTTCGTGGGCCAATTAATGTCTAATGGAAAGCCATCTTGTGCTGGCACATCACGCAAAGCCTGACGATAGTC